GGTCACAAAGGCAAGATCTTTCAACACGTGAACATTTTTTTTCCAAGTTCCGTTTACCCCGTGAAACATTTTGGGAGTATTGCATGATAGTCACAACAAACCAGGTCGCTGACCTCTTCTCAATCACAGACCGGGCTGTCCGAAAATGGGCTGATCGCGGATGCCCCAGGGCCGGACATGGAAAATGGGATTTGAAACTGGTGATTCAGTGGTGGCTCGAAAATGTGTACCGGGCTGAGGACGATGACCAGGAAGTCCAGGACGCCAAATCCAAATACTGGCAGGCCAAGGCCAGAAACGAAACCGTCAAGGCGGACCTGGCTGAAGGAAAGGTGATGCCGGTCGAAAATTTCAAAAAAGCCTGGGCCTGGCGCGTGTCTGAAATTTTCGGCGGGATACTGGGCTGGTCTATGCGGTTGTCTCCGCTGCTGGCTGGAAAGACCGACAAGGAGATACAGTCGATCATCTACAGCGAGGCGTGGAGCTTGTGCGACAAGTTCAGCCGGACCGGGAAGTTTACGCCGGCAGTGAAAAAACCGAAGCGGAAGAAATAAATGAAATTCGCATGGTACCCCGAAGAACTGGCCGCCGCCAAACCGCCCGAACGCCTGACCATTTCCCAATGGGCCTGTAAATACCGAGAGCTTGGCAAGCTATCCGCTATCACCGGCCTGTATTCTCTGGAGATGACACCATACTGGGGGCCGATCATGGACCGGTGCTGTTCACCTGATATTGATCAGGTGGTGGTGGTCGGCCCGGCTCAGTCCGGAAAGACCGTCGCCATCGTGGAAAACGTCACCGGGTACTATCTCCATCAGGACCCATCGTCCATCATGATTGTGTTGGCTGATGAAGACACCGCTTATTTTATTTCGGAAGAAAAGATCGCCCCGATGTTCAAGGACAGTGCGGCCCTGTCTTACCTTTACGACAAAAAAACTTTCAACAAAGGCGAGATCGGAACACACAACGGGGGTCATGTGGATCTGGCCTGGGCGTCATCTGTTGCGAAGCTGGCTACAAAGCCGGAACGGATCGTAATCTGTGACGAAGTAGACAAGCCCGGGTACGGCAAACAGAGCAAGGAGGCCGGAGCAATCTCCCTGGCCCGGGAGCGGACCGTATCATACCCGGACGGATATTTTAAACACATTTTTACCAGCACTCCGACCACCCCAGAAGGCAACATTATGACCCTTCTGGAGCAGTCAGATGTGATCTATGACTGGCATGTGCCCTGTCCCTATTGCGGCCAGTTCCAGCCGTTGCGGTGGAGTTCGGAATATTGCCATGGTTTTACGGATGGAAAGTACCGGGGCGATGATGGCGAGCTGCATCAGATCGGCGGCGTGGTGTGGGATGGTGGCAGAAAAGCAACGCTCGACCAAATACAAGAAACAGCCCGGTACAGGTGCGGAGAGTGCGGGCAGCTGTGGGACACCTGGCAGAAAAACAAAGCCGTTCAGGCCGGGAAGGAAGTGCCGAGAACAGAGGCGACCGGAAAAGAGCGAAAGACGGGGCACCATGTCAACCGGATTTATTCTCTTTTTGATTCTGGCAAGCTGGAAAAGCTGGTGTCAGAATGGGTGTCGATCTGGAAGCTGTTTGGTGCGCAACATGTCCGGTCCCTGCAGGGTTTTATCAACTCCACCCTGGCTGAACCGTTCAAGCGGGTGGTCCGCCAGAAAGCAGATTCTGTTGAAAAAATTCTGTCCGCCAGGTGCGACCTGCCGCCGCAGTTGGTGCCAACTGAGGCCGTGGCCCTGGTATGTTATGTGGACGTGCAGAAACATGGGTTCTGGTTTGTTGTGCGCGCGTTCGCCGCTGATTACCGGTCCTGGAACATCCATCATGGATATCTGACCAGCTGGGAGGACGTTGAGGCGCTTTTATTTGAAACACAGTATCCCGTTGATGGGGACGGCGAGAAATTTTTCAGGATCGGCAGGGCAGCGGTTGATACAGGAGGGACAGAAAAATGGGAAGATATGTCCATGACGGAAGAAACTTATTTCTGGTTGAGAAAAAACGGCACCGGCCGGGGGTGTAGGGTATGGGGAACCAAGGGCAGCAATGTGCCCATGCAGCACATTATCCAGGTGATGAAACCAATGGACAGCACACCGTCCGGCAAATCATTGCAGGGCGGGTTGCAGCTGATCCGGCTGGACACCCAAAAACTGAAAGACAAATTCATTTACCGACTGAATCAGGCGATAGACGGCGAACCGTACCACGCGGCCTATCTCCACAAAGACACCGGTGAAGAGTATGCCAAGCACATCCTGGCAGAAGAAAAGCAGACAGACGCACATGGAAATGACTCCTGGGTCCAGATCAGTGCCAGAAATGACCTGTTTGACTGTGAATGCGGATGCCTGGCTTTGGCAGAACCGGAGTGGCCTGGGGGCGGGGTGAGCTTGTTTGCCAAAAGAAATGAATCAACCCAACAAAAAGGCCGACGCATAATCAGCAAGGGGGTTCAATGACAGGTCTACTGGACGGCAAAAAGGAAATTTCCGACTACCTCAAAGGCGCGTCTGACTACAAGCTGAAAAAACTAATCGCCGCCGGTATGCCAGTATTGATTGAAGATGGCAGATGGCTTGCCCACATAGACAATATCGAAGACTTTTTAAGAGCATATACCAGGCGCAGGGCTAACCCTGACGCCATAAAGGAAGAGGAGTCGTGAAAAACCATGCCCAATCATGGCCCATTTAACCCCCTGTCAAGTAAAATAACCCCCAAATAACCACCAAATAACCCCCAAATAACCCTCAAATAAGGCAGAATCGGCCATTTCTCAAAAAACCGGCGTTATAATCTTCCAAAACAGGAGGATTTATGGCCGGAATCACCCTTGCACAAGCACAAACGCTCCTTGACGCTGCCATTGTGGCGTATCAAGCGGCGCTGACATCTCAGGAATACTCCACCGGCAGCCGGAGCCTCAAACGCGCCGAGCTGTCCGCATTGTCCGCCGATGTTGAAAAGTGGTCCCGCCTTGTCCAAAAGCTGGATCGTGGCGGCATCCGCATCACGGGGGCAACCCCGACATGAACCTGCGCGAAGTCAAACAAAAAATCAAAACAACCAAGCTGAACCCTGTTGACTGGTTTGTGGCTTTTTTCAGTCCTACCGCCGGGAAGCGCCGCCTCAAAGACCGCATCGCCATGGAGCTATTCGGCGGATACGATGGGGCCAGCCGATCAAAGCGGGCCCTGTCGCAATGGACCACCAGCGGCGGCGACGCAGACACCGACATCCTGACCGACCTTCCTGATCTCCGGGAGCGGTCCCGGGACCTGTGCCGGAACAATCCTCTGGCCGGCGGTGCCATCAAAACCAAAGTCACCAATGTTATCGGCACAGGCTTGCGGTTCCAGTCACAGATCAAGCGGGATGTCCTGGGCCTGGATGAAGAGGCCGCGTCCAAACTTGAACGCCTCATTGAACGAGAATGGCGGCTGTTCTGGGACTCCAAAGACGTGGACCTGGCCCGGACCCTGAACGGACACGCCATCACCCGGATGGTTTACAACCAGGAAAAAGAAAACGGCGACGTGTTTGTCCTGCTGCCCAGGCGCACCCGGCCCGGATCCGTGTATGATCTCCGGCTCCAGGTTGTGGAAGCGGACCGGGTGTGCAACAAGGACAATGCCATGGACACAGAAACCATCGCAGGCGGGGTGGAAAAAGATGCTGACGGCGCACCGGTGCGGTATCATATTCTCAAGCATCACCCCGGTTCCATGGCCCCGGGCAAATCTATGAAATGGGAGACCCGGGATGCGTTCAACGTTAAAACCGGGCTTCGCAACGTTTTGCACATCTTCAATCCCACCCGGCCGGGACAGTCCAGGGGCGTGCCAGACCTGGCCGCTGTGATCGAGCCGTTGAAACAGCTGGGCAGATACACCGAGGCGGAAATCATGGCGGCGGTGGTTTCTGGCCTGTTCACTGTCTTCATTGAATCAGAATCCGGAGCCAGCGATTTTGACTATTCAAAGATTGGCACGGAAGTTGGTCACGCCGCAGGCGACAAAGACATGAAGCTGGGCAACGGCATGATTGTCGGCCTGGACCCTGGGGAGAAAATTACGTCCGCCAATCCGGGACGCCCGAATCAGGCGTTTGACCCATTTGTTCAATCGGTTCTTCGCCAGATCGGAGTGGCCCTGGAGCTGCCCTTTGAAATCTTGATCAAACATTTTACCAAATCTTATTCCGCTGCCCGGGCCGCATTGCTTGAGCTGTGGAAATACGTGCTGTCCGAGCGGCAACTGGTGGCAGATAATTTTCTGCGGCCGGTCCAGGAGGTCTGGATGTATGAGGCGGTGGCAAAGGGCCGCATTCCAGCACCTGGATTTTTTGATGATCCGGCAATTCGCCGGGCATACCTTGCCGGGTCCTGGGTCGGTCCGACCAAAGGGCAGATTGACGAATTGAAGGAAGTCAAGGCGGCCCGGGAACGCATTGACGGACGGCTGTCCACGCTGGCCAGAGAGACGGCCGAGCTGACCGGGGCGGACTGGGATGACAATCATGTGCAGCAGGTCAAGGAACGGAATGCCCAGATTCGGGACGGCCTGCTGGCATACCCCACGGCGGACGATTTTGAAGACGTGCTGCCGGACGGGGATGAGGCATAGGGAGAGAAATATGGACAATATTATTGAATTACAGCAGGCCCAGGCCAATCAGGTTACGTTGTCGGCCCCGGTGCTGTTCCGGGATGCCCCGGAAGGCAAGCTGAAGACCGAGTTTGACATCACCGCATATACCGGAGCTGTGGTGGACCGGTGGTGGGGCAAACTGGCTATCGATGTGGAAGGTATCAAGGCAAAGGCCAAGATGCCGATATTCAGGGAACATTTTAGAGAAGCCATTGTCGGATATTCCATGGCCAACCGCAAGGAAAACGGAAAATTCATGGTGTCCGGGAAATTTTCATCCGTAACTGATGCGGCCAGGGAAGTTCAGGCCCTGGCAAGTGACGGGTTCCCCTGGCAGGCCAGCATTGGTGTCAAGCCGCTGAAGATCATGGCAATCGAGCAGGGTGCCACGGCCGAGGTCAACGGTCAGGACCTGGAAGGCCCGGCTGAAATCTGGCTGGAATCCGAAGTGTTTGAAACATCATTCGTGGCCCTGGGTGCCGATGATAACACACAAGTTGCCTGTTTTTCACAGGTGAACGAAACGCCGGCCCCGGCCGGCAATATATCACGAAAGGAGCAGGATATGGAAATCACACTGTCTTTGCTGGAAAGCAAAGCCCCTGAACTGCTGGCCAAAATCCGCAAGGATGCGGCCGACGAAGCGTTCAAACAGGGAGAGGAAGCCGGCCGGGCCGCAGGCGCAGCAGACGAGCTGGCACGGATCAAAGGTGTTTCGGAGCAGGCCATGGCCGGGCACGGTGACCTGATCACAAAACTGATGTTTGACGGCAAGACCACCGGCCCGGAAGCGGCTGTGCAGGTACTGGCAGCGGAAAAAAAGATCAAGGAGACGGCCCTGGAAAATTTGAGCACCGGCGGGATCGATCCGGTCAATCCGTCTGCACCGCCTGAAGTCACGCCGCCAAAGGCCCAGACAGACCCGGACACCGAGGAAGAGTTCAAGAAGGACAAAGAACTGGTTGAGGAGTTCGGAGATTTTGAAACCTATGCCGCTTTTAAACAGGCATGTGAAAAAGGTCTGGTGCGAATCCTGACCGGTAAGAAAGGAGCATAAGACATGACAACTTTAGCTGTTGACAAGGCCCGCACCTGGGAAATCGGGGAGCGGAACGAATTTCCGGTGATCGCATCGGATATCATTTATGAAGGTGCTGCCGTCGGTATTGTGCTGGCCTCCGGTCATGCCCGGCCCCTGACATCTGCGGACCGTTTTGCGGGGTTTGCGGAAAAAAAGGCCGACAACTCATATGGATCGGACGCTGAAATCAATGTCCGGGTGGTGAAAAAAGGATCTGTGGTTCTGCCGGTGTCCGGGGCTGTAATCACGGACATCAACCTGCCGGTATATGCCACTGATGATGATACCTTTGCCTTTGTCAAAACCGGGGGGGTGTTCATCGGTTTTTCCCGGCGGTTCGTTTCTTCAGGATATATGGTTGTCGAGTTTGACGCCGGGGTCCTGGAAGATCCCCATGACGGTCTGGTTGCAGAAAGCACGGCCGTGGACAAGACCCTGGATAACCAGGACACCGGCAAAGTGATTTTTGTCACTGCCGACACAAAAATCATCACTCTCCCGGCCGTGGAAGGCATGAAGGTCAGGATCGTGAACGCCGGCGCATTCGGCACCGTTGGCGTGACGATCAGCCCCAATGTAAACGACGGCATCAAGGGACCGGATCTGACCAACACAGATGACAAGGACCTGATCAACACCAAAGCCACGGCCTGCCGTGGGGACTTTGTTGACCTGGAATACGCTGACGCCACCGGGTGGGCTGTGACCAAGATCCGTGGCACCTGGGCCAAAGAAGCAGCATAATCACACCTGTAAAGGGAAAGGAACAGAAAAATGGATAAAATTACAGAACGGCAGGTGATCGGGAACTTTTACAAGGCCCTGGCCATTGCCACCGGCGCACCGTGGCTTGACGCGGTGTCCAATTATTTTACGTCCGACCAGGCCATAGAGGAATACACCTGGCTGGGCATGACCCCTGCCATGCGGGAATGGATCGGCGGCAGGAACGCCAAAGGGTTCAGGGAAGAATCCTTTAAAATCCGGAACAAGCACTTTGAGGCGACCCTGGAAGTGCTGGTAAGGGACCTGCGTCGCGACAAGACCGGCCAGTTGATGGTCCGGATCAACGAACTGGCCCGCAGGGCAAACACCCACTGGGCATCGCTGATTTCCTACCTTGTGATCGATGGCGAAGCGACCGATTGTTATGACGGCCAGTATTTTTTCGACACCGACCACGAGGAAGGGGAATCCGGCGCACAGTCAAATGACATCGAAGTGGATATTTCAGCTGAACCGGTGGCCACCGGTGGCTCCACCACGTCCCCGGCAGTGGCGGAAATGCAGTTTGCCATTGCCAAATCCATCCAGCAGATCGTCAGCTTTGTCGATGACCAGGGCGAGCCGATGAACGAAGATGCCACCCAGTTCTTAGTCATGGTTCCGGTGCCGTACATGAACGTGGCGCTTCAGGCGGCTGCAACCCCGGCCCAAGTGGCTGAAACTCAGTCTGCCCTGAATGCGCTCAAGGGCAAGTTTCGAATTGACGTAGCAGTCAATCCCCGGTTGAGCTGGACCGAAAAGTTCGTAACTTTCCGCACCGACTCATATCTGAAGTCCTTCATCCGCCAGGAAGAGGTGGGTGTGCAGCTGAAAGTCAAAGGATCTGGATCTGAATATGAGTTTGACAATGATGCGCACCAGTATGGCCTGGACAGCTGGCGTAACGTTGGCTACGGCATGTGGCAGAATTCCTGTCTCGTGACCTTGATATAAGTGGGGTGACGGATGCGTGAATACTACACCACAGGCATCATAAAGGTCAACGGCGGGTATATCGGCCTGGACAAACGCCAGGCCGCCGCCCGGGCGCACCGTCTCAGGGCGGTCAAAAATATGTCCGGAAGGTTTGAGGTTCTCCAGTCCGTCACACTGAAGGCCGGCGAAACGGTATGGCTGGAAAACCCGGGCAAGGTGCTGCTGAAAAACCTGGAACTGACCGAAGTGGAACAGGCCCGCCAGACCGAGGCCGAGAAACAGGCCCGGGATCAGGCAGAAAAGGAACAGGCCCGGGCACTGGCGGAAGCGGAACGGCACGGCGCGATCATCACCGCTGCCCGG